GAGAGGACGGCAGCCAATGAGCATAGGAATCAAGTGGGAACGACTCAAGGACGCCGTTCTAACAAAAAGGCCCGGCGCTGTAATAGTCCACTTCACCTATGAAGGTAAGCGATACAAGATGCTCCTTGATGAAGAGACATTGGAAGCACTAAACGCCGCACCTATGCAACCCATCAAGCAAGTAACACTAAAGGAAGGAGACGAATAAGCGAGAGACCAGGACTAGAAGCAACTGAGGCCAAGAAAGGTCTTGAGAACCTTCAAAAGGTCAATGGGTCGTCTCGTGTGCATTCGTAAGTAAATTATGCCAGGACATAAGTACACGGAAGAGGAAAAGCTCGCATACCTTGAAAAAGCCAGTGAAATTGGACATAGCAGGGCAAGACGTGAGCTTGGATATCCAAACAGTTGGAGTACGGCCAATCTATGGGCAAAGGACCACAACGTCACAATTGCGGTAGACGAACTGAAGCAAAAGAGTGCAGCCTTCAATGATTGGTACTCAACAGAAGAACAGCTCATTGCCATGCAAGAGGTCATCAGTAGGGGCAGGGAGTACATCAACGACAAGGCAGACCTAACCCCTGATGAGTTCAAGAAGACCGTAGAAGGTATGAAGCGGGCAATCGAGACAATGCAGCTTCTACAGGGCAAGGCGACGTCACGAGGAGGTACCGAGAAGGAGGTAGGCGACTCAGACCCGTTCGAGAAGCTTCTAGGTGACTTCCTGACGGCCGAACAGAAGTCAGATGACCAGAGAGACCAGGCTCATTGAGCTAGGCCCTCAGAGAGCCGTACAGAGCTTCATCCCTGGTGAGGCTCATCCCTTGCCGACACAGAGAGGCCCGGTAGTCACAGGTTGGCTCCCAACTTCTGACATCAAGCCTCTGACCAGCAAAGACAGAGAGGAACGGACTAACAACACAAACCATGCAAATCAACGAATACATCAACAGATACCCAAAGGAGTTGCTAAGTAGGACAGAGGGACGCATAGCACTTACCAGGAATGACCCTCTGCTATTCGCAATCATCTATATGCCGCACCATCTGACTACCGACTCAGGTAGCCAGACTCTTAGTGCGTTTCATCTAGACCTCATTGAGTACGCAAAGACCTGGACTCATCCAGTCACTAAGCCAAGACAGTCAAGAGACTGTTTCATTGCCCCTAGGAATGCAGGCAAGAGCACATGGCTATTCCTCTTGCTTCCAATGTGGGCGGCTGCTCATGGTCATGTGAAGTTCGTTGCTGCCTTCTCTGACTCAGCCTCACAGGCAGAAGACCACTTGCAGTCATTCAAGGATGAACTAGATGGTAACGAGCGCCTGACCAGCGACTTCCCCGACCTGTGCCGTCCTCTGATGGGTAATCAGGTCAAGAGATACGTAGCTCAGAGTTCTACTCAGATTAGGCAGGCAAACGGCTTTACCTTTATGGCCAAGGGTATTGATGCAAAGACACTCGGCATGAAGGTTGGCAGGCAGAGACCAGACCTCTTGCTATTCGATGACATCGAACCACCAGAGGCCACTTACTCAAAGGTGGAGGCAGAGAGAAGACTGAGCACTGTCCTTCAAGCCGCATTCCCTTTGAACATCTACGCCAGAGTGGCCATAGTCGGTACAACCACAATGCCGGGCAGCATCATTGACCAATTGAGGAATGTTGGAGAATTCCAGAGGGAATGGAGGAGCCAGGACAGAGAAAGTGCCCAAATCCCTGGAAATTTTAAGGTTCCCCTTAAAGACGACCTAATCGGGCATTCCCGACCATTCGGGCATGAGTTCGAAGGAACTCCCTCAAATCCGACATGGGGGACAGGAGGTGTGAATGGGAAAAGCGGGTCTAAAATATATCAAAGCGGACGGCCTGTATCTAACCCCTTCAAAAATACATCACCCCCAAAAAGTCTCGAAACGGACACTGCCTCAAGAGAGCCCCTAGAAGGCTCTGAGACAGCCTCAACCCCCCTCCCTAGCCACTCTGTCCAGGATGGTTCTGCCAGAGGCTCAGAGGGCCGCTCAGAGGCTCCACAGGCCAGCCTTGCCGACAAGGCACAGGAGCTGCCAGAGGACGACGGCAGAGCCTTCTATGAGTCCCTGGACCCTGAATATCGATGGGTCATTGACTCCAATATCAGGGTTCATTACTTCCCTGCACTCATTACCAATGAGGACGGCTCAGAAGAGTCTCTATGGCCTGAGTTCTGGTCTCTCGACTTCTTGAACAGCATTAGGCACACCAGAGACTTTGCGATGAACTACATGAATCGCCCGGTATCTCTGAGTGCCGACTACTGGCAAGACGTAGACATCAACATCAGGCAGGCTCAGGAGTACGGCAATACGCTTCTGTCCCTTGACCCTGCTGTGAAGACAGCCAAGAGCAATGACTACACAGGCATTGCCGTTCTCTCCAGAGGAGACGACGGAAAGGTCTATGTACGCCACGCAGAGGGCATCAGGATTGCCCCTGGTCCTCAGCTACAGGAGTACGTGACAGAGCTTTGTGAGCGCTTCTCTGTTGGCCTGGTCTACGTAGAGACGAACCAGGGTGGTGACGTCTGGAAGTCTGTCCTTGATGGCATTCCTGCTAAGTACAGGTCTGTTCACCAGACAGAGAAGAAGGAACTGAGAGCCACCAGGGCCCTTGACTTCTACCGCAAGCGTGAGGTCTTCCATACGGGTCACTTTGACGCTCTACAGACTCAGATGTTCGCCTATCCAAAGGTGAAGAATGACGACGTGCTAGACGCTGTCGTGTCTGGAGTCCTGTACTTCCTTGGGCATCCGAACACCAAAGCAACAGTGAAGAAGAACAGCTACATCTAAGGGTTTTCGGGCCGGTATGTTTGAGAAATTGAATAAGCTCGCCGGCTCGACCCTTAGAATTTATTTAGGAAGTTGCTTTAGGAAGCCGTTTCCATACAATTGAATACGAGGAGATAAATAAATAGACAATGACTGACCTATCCATCGCAGTGAATCTGATTCTCGACAAGAGAAGCGATTACGACACTGCACAAGCGTATTACGAAGGAGCCGTAGAAGAAGTATTCGCATCTACGTCTGTCAAGCGTGCCTTGAAGAAGACAGGCGACCACTTCCGACTCAACTTCGCTGCAACTCCAGTCAATGCGGTAAACAATCGCCTTGAGATTGCCTCTGTGTCTGCCATTAGTGATGAGGCTGGCAGCTATCTCGACAGAGCTTGGGCAAGCAATGAGCTACAGCTAGAAGTAGCTCAGGTGCATAAGAATGCTCTGGTCTATGGCGACGCTTACCTAGTTCTCTGGCCTTTTGAAGATGGCTTCCAGCTTTTCTACAACAGTCCTAAGAACACAGTGGTTCTTTACGATGAAGAGAACCCTAGGCTAAAGCGTTGTGCTGCAAAGGTTTGGGCTGTCTCTGTAGACGACTCAGATAAGCCGCGCTGCAAGACTCGCGTAAACCTTTACTACGCAGACCGCATTGAGAAGTACATCAGTCGTGCCGAACGTCTACCGATGACTCCAAAGCCTTCTGACTTTGAGCCTTTTGTAGACGACTTCACAGATGCCAATGGCGTGATGCCTAACCCTCTTGGCTTCATCCCTGTGTATCACTTCCGTACTGAGCACCCAGAAGGCAAGCCAGAGCATCTAATGGCTTATGGCGCTCAGGACATGATTAACAAGCTGGCCATTACTCAGATGGCAGCTAACGACTTCCACGGATTCCCTCAGCGCTATGTCCTGGCTAACGATGCTTCATCAGAAGCCGCTGACTTTGGTGAGGATTCCGAGGGAACTACCTCACGTAGTAACAACCCTGGTGAAGAACTCTGGTACCAGAGCGTCAAGGAAGTAGGTCAGTTCAAGGCTGCTGACCCTAGAACCTTCCTTGAGCCTCTTAGGGAGTACATCAGGTCACTAGCCGTTATTACGTCTACCCCAGTCCACTACTTCCAGCCGACCGGCAACGTCCCTTCTGGTGAGGCTCTAAGAGTGGCTGAGGCTCCACTAGTCAAGAAGGTAAGAACGCGTCAGCTTTCCTTTGGTGCTACTTGGAGAGAGGTATTTACGGCAATCCTCGCTATTGGAGGATTCAAGGAAGACGTTCAGGTTCATTGGAAGTCTGTAGAGACGTTCGATAACAAGGAATCTTGGGAAACTGCGCGTATCAAGATTCAGACCGGTCTTCCATTCGCTCAGGTCATGTCTGAACAGGGTTACGACGCTGCCCTAGTCGACATGTGGGACGCAGAGCGAAAGGCAGCTCAGGAAGCCTCTCAGGGGCTCTCAGAGGCAGAGGAGATGACTCCTGTGCAGCCTGCCGACACAGCACCCCTTGACGACGGCTCAGGGCAAGGCGAACAGAAGGCAGCTTAGGCAAATGACTACCGAGACGGAGGAATAAAACGCAATGGCTGAAGAGAACACAGAGACTCAGGTCTCAAACAACGACATTAAGGCAATGGAGACAGCTTTGAAGAAGGCAAACGGAGAAGCGGCCCATTACCGCAACGAGAGGAACGCTCTTAGACAGAGATATGTGAAGCTAGCGGCTGAAAGGACGCTTACAGAGGCAGGCTTGACTAACTCAAAGGCTTCTAAGTACCTGGACTTCTCTCAGGTTACCGTGACGGAATCTGGAGAACTTGAAGGACTTAGCGAACAGCTAGACACTCTAAGAGAAGACCTACCAGAGCTATTTGGGGCCGGAAGCAAGAAGGTATCAGGTGGGGCAGACGCTTCCAATAAGAAGGAAGCCAGTCCACAGAAGAGTTCCGCTGAGATTCTTGCAGAACGCATCATGAATCGCTAATCAAGACTTACAACTGAATAACAAAAGAATAGGCACTTAGGTGCCGAGGAACCACCCTCTGTTGGTTGTTCCACAACTAAATATTAATTGGAGAACAAAAGAATATGGCAAGAGTAAATGCAGATGCCTGGGTTCCAGAGGAGTACGGTTCCGAGGTCATCACACGAGTTAATGCGAACTCAGGTGTTGAAGCGGTAGCACGTCGATACGCAATGGGTTCTGACACTATTGAAGTTCCACGCATGGGAGCCGTTAGCGTCAACGTTGTTGCCAAGGGAGTCGATTACACAGACGCAGAACCAACCCTTGACAATGTGACGCTAAGAACTCGCAAGTTCGGTAAGACCCTCACTATTGCTGAGGAAGACCTACAGGACACACTAGCGAGCATCATTACCGGTTTCCAGAATGAGTGGGCAGTCTCTTACGCACGTACGCTAGACAATGCCGCACTTGCTTGCACAGGCACTGAGAACGGCGGAACCGTTCCGTTCACCTCTCTTTACAAGGCTGCTGGCTCAGGACAGAAGCTCTCTACTGCCGGTGCTGTGACTTACGCAAAGCTGTCACAGGTATTCGGTATCTATGAGGCTGGAGACTACGCAAACGACGCTGACACCGTCGTTATCGCTCACCAGTCCTTCAAGAATGCATTCCGTGGAATCCTAGACAGCAACAACCGTCCTATCTTTGTAGAAGGACTAGCGGGAACACCTTCAACTCTGTTCGGAGTTCCTGTGAACTTCTCTTACGGACTAAAGCTGTCTACGACTGCTACCGACACCCCTGGTGGCGCTGGTGGTGTTGCAGGAACAGCCGGTAACCCAATTCTTGTAGTTGGTAACCGTCAGCACCTTCTTCTAGGTGTTCGTTCCGGCCCTGAATCACTACAGGGTGAGGTATTCCGCTCTGATGAAGAGGTTCTAAAGATGCGCGCACGTCGTGGCTTTGGTGTTGCTCGCACCGAAGCATTCGGAATCCTTGAGGTAACTACTTCCTGACCTGCTGGCCGGAAGATTGAAGGGGCATAGGGTTACGGCCCTATGCCCCTTCTCTAATGAAAGGAGTGTGAACAATGTTTGTAACTATCGCAGAGGTACTAGCCATTACAGGCGTCACGGTAACCGACCAGGACATCTATAAGGCTCAGGCACTCATCGAGACAGCGGCCGGTATGCCAGAGGAGCTAATTCCTGCAACGGCTATAACAGACCTTCTATGGCTCAAGAAGGCTACGGCTTACCAGTGTGCCTACATGAAGGATGACCCTCTATCCCTCTATGAACAGGCCAACGTAGAGAGCGTTACCCAAGATGGAGGCTTCAAGGTTGTCATTGGAGACAGGAACGTATGGCTTGCTCCTGCCTCTGAACAGGCTTTGAGGAATCTCTCTTGGAGACGTTCCAGAGGAGTCAAGACAGGACCATTCGACTACCGGGCCGAAAGATGGAGGCAGGCAAGGCAGGCTGAATGGGATAGAGACTGGTACGGCAGGTGGGTTGGATGAACTTTCTTGGAGTCAAGAAGTACGAGCTGACCATGGAGCTTTATACAGAAGTGACTACGCAAGACCCTGACAGTGGAGCCATTGTCAAGGCTTGGAACTACAACACCCCTCAGCTTGTGAAGTGCAAGGCTCATTCAGTAAGGCCCTGGGGAAGTGTTGAAGACTTCTCAGCTACCTACACTGACAAGGAGTACCTAGAGATTTACTGCCGCACTCCTGTGGCTCTTGCTCAGAGAGTAGGCAGGATAAGGAATCGCAAGGGTCTGACCCTTTGGAAGAACGACAACGGAACGGCTACGGTCTTCAATGTTTCTGGTGTGAGTCCTTCTGTTGCCCCTAACGGCAGAGTGAATGACTATGTCCTCTTGCTAGAACTGTTGAGTCCTCAGCCTGGTCTCAGTGCATGAGAAAAGCCCCTGACAATGGAGTCAGGGGCCTTCTCTTTGGCGCTCTATTCGCTGGCTAATCAAAGCCAACTTGACAAGGCTGGTAGTCTATGCCCTGTAAATGACGTAGTGGGATTCACCTTCAACTTCTGACATCAGATTTAAATGTCAGACGTTGAAGCGGAACTCCACCACATCGCCGTCCTGCATCTGGCTTTGTCATTGGTTCCAGTGGAACGTATGACACTGTCTCTTGCTTGGCTCATCGGAGACATGCAGTGGAGAATCAGAAGACTTGCCTTGAATTGGCGCTCGAAAGGCTGGCAGAGCGAGCCATCAAGGAAAGCACCTACAGGGAATACCTGGGGACGCTTCGCAACTTGGGTCTTGAAGACCTTCCCGCAGAGAAGGCGACTGTTCGCTATCTCTCCAACGTCTTGAATCAGGTTCTTGCACCTGGGACTAGGCGTAAGCACGCAATCAATCTCCGCGCTTGCCTTGGGGTGAAGGTTCCTTGCCCTAGGCCAGCACAGAAGGTCTATGACCTTCCCAGCATTGAGCAAGTACATGAGGCTTTTGGTAAGAGCCTCTACAGGGGATACGCCTTCTCAATGCTCTACGCAGGATTGCGTATTGGGGAAGCGTGCGTCTCTCAGCCCATCAAGGGCAACGTCATCACGGTTGACCGGCAAAGGCTTCCTGATGGGACTATCAGCACTCCCAAGACTGCCGGGCCTGTCTTTGTGCCTGAGTGGTTCGCAGAGGAGTACAAAGCCTTTGAGGCAACCAAGAGTCACAACACTGTCTATGTCGGCATGAGGCGTGCCGCAAAGAAGGTGGGACTAGACATCAACCCTCATCAGTTGAGGCACCTGTTTGCCACCCAGCTTGTGAAGGCAGGAGTAAGCCCCAACGTGCTTCAAAAGCAAATGAGGCATCACGACGTAGCCGTTTCTCTGCGGTACTACGTCCAGACTCACGAGTCAGACATCAATGAGGGAGTGATGAAGGCTTTCGGTCAGCAGCCTGCCTGAGAGGCCCTGGGAGCCCCTGAGAGCCGCTAGAGGACTTGGAGGCATCCAGAGACCTAGGAAGCCTTAGAGGCTCTTAGAGAGGCGTACAGAGGCTCTGAGAGGCAAGACAGAGGCCCGGTTACCTTGATTGGTAACCGGGCCTCTTTGCGTTCCTGGACTACTTCTCTTCCTTCTCCTTGACGACAAGCGTGAACTTCTTGGACTTCTTCACTCCGTCCTCAAAGCCTCTCTTGTAAGCGTCCTTCTGTCCCCACCTGTAGACGACGTAGAGAGCTGCACCTATCGCAACTATCTCCATGAGCCTTCTCTCTCTTCCGGCCGGTTTTCTACATGCAGCAACCCCAAAGGAGAAGACCCCTTTGGGGTTGCCTATTGCCTGACTCAGTCGTGCAACTCGAACCAAACAGTCTTGCCGTTCAGGTAGTTGCCGTTCCCGTCATTGAAGCGACGGTGAATGACTCCCCACTCGTCGGCAAGGAGGTGAACCAGGATGAGCCCTCTGCCGCTCTCTGCCTCAAAGCCATGGTCAGTGATGACAATGCTTTGAGAAGAAGCGTCATCGACTTCTACCCTGATGAAGCCGTTAAGGCGGAACCATCGAGTAGGCACCAATCCATCAGGTGCCGGATACCTCAGAGCGTTAGAGAACAGCTCTGAGAAGAGAAGGCTTCCGGTGTCTTCATGCTGAGTGGCTTCTACTCGTGCCAGCCACTTACGGAAGACCTTTCGAGAGAGAGGCGCACAAGACTCAACAGCAGTCCAACGCCACGCTTTGGCCTCTGGAGCCTCATTGTTCCTGAATTCAGTGGCGGTCATGGCCACCACCTGAACTGCCCTTATGCTGCACGTGTCGTTCGCTCCCTATAGCGTTCGGCCACGCCCCCGGACGTTCGCTGCGTCGCGGGGGTCCCTTCTTTGGTGCAGGTCAAAGCTACCGCTCTATACCGCCCCATGGGGCGTCCTAGGGCCACATGGGGCCACCCACCGCGCTGAGGGGCTGGTCACGGCCCTAGCTTCGCTGGCATGAGCGACAGCATCGGCTACGTGTACGTAGAGGTTGCCGACAAGGTGGAGGCTGACATCAGGGCTGGCAGGCTCTCTGTCGGCGCGAGACTGCCCAATGAGCGGGATATGGGCGCTCAGTACGGCGTCGCGGCCGGAACGGCTAGAAGAGCCGTGCAGGAGCTGCGCGACAGAGGCTTGGTTGTCACTCTGCCCAACAAGGGAACCTTTGTTGTTGAGCCACCAAAGAAGTGAGAAAAGCAAGAAGGCCCTAGGCAATCAAGCCTAGGGCCTTTCTTTGTTCTTTGAGCCTTAGAGAAGCTGGGACTTCTCTTCAGGGTTGGGCTTACCGGTGCTGTTGTAGTAAGCCTGAATGACCTTTCCAGCAATCCGGCCCTTGTCGGCTACTTCATGACCGGCACCCTTAGCCCAAGCACGAATGGCGTTCAGGTCATGAGCGCTCTTGGAGGGAGAAGGGGTAAAGCTTCCCTGAGAGACAACAGGCTGAGTCTTGCTCTCTCGTGCCTTGCTCACAAAGGGCTCAAGAGCCTTGAGGAGCTTGTCTCGGCTCACCTTGCCCAAGTCAATCTCAAGGGCCGGATAGCGCCAATAGGTCTCTACGGTGAGCTTGTCTGAGCCGTCACCGTTCTTGAGGGCTTCTCCGTTGTCGTCTGTGTCGACTACTTCCCTCTGTGCTTCCTGCGGAACAGTCAGCCTGAGAGTCTGCACGTCCTCAACAGTCTTACCGTCGTAGTCATCGACAGTGGAGACAAGGAAGTAAGCCTTGACTTCTCCCACACCAGGAATGTGTGTGGTGACTTCCTGGACGCCGGGCTTTCCTGCCTGGTCGCTTCCTACCGGCTCAGCTTTGGTAGCCACTGTGGCCCCCTTCTCTTGGGTTGGAGCAAGAGAGTAGCAGAAGCACCCCCTAGAAGGGGCTAGAAGGGCCTCCAGGGAATTGCGTAATGTTTTTCTAAGGGTCCAGCCGGCCTCGTTTATGCAATGAATTCCAATTAGCTTTGATAAACATAGGGCATGCTATACTCAAAGGAGAGGTGAACCCCTTTCGATAAGTCATCGCGTAGTTGACGAAAAGCCTTCGCCTCTGCTATTCTATAAGTAACAGAGAAACGCCTGAGAAGGCGGTCTGAGTTTGCCTTATAATGGCTACTCGTGCTATACTGAACATAGTTCGGTAAGCGTGGGCTAGCGCAGAGGAGAACGAAGACTTAAAGCAGTCAGATAAACCCCTCGGTCAAGAGCCTAGCCCCTCTTGCCGAGGGGTTTTCTATTTGCCCCTCAAGAGTTTAGGAAGCTCTCACATCTGCGGCTGAAACAATGCCGAAACTAGCCCCAAGGGACAAGGTGTGGAGATTGAGGTACGGCCGAGACTAATGCAGGAGGCTGGGGTGAAGGCAACTTCTAGTCATGTCTCTGTTTGGCTAGTTGAATGGACTTCTTGACCCGTTCTTCCTCCAAGCCTTCACCATTAGGCCAATACAAAGAAGGAAGAACCTAGCGACTGGCTAGGACCATGAGGCAAAGGTGCGTGTGACTGCGAGGCCCTTTGCGTAACAGAGACGAACTACTCGGCAGCAAGACAGATTGAGCGGCTTTGACTAGCTGCTGTCTTGGGGAACGCATGGGGGGGATATAAATCTGTCTTGATTCAGTTAGAAGAAAGATAGAAAGGAATGAGGCTAACGCCTCAATCAACCTCACAAGCTCGGTTGATAGAACTTACTAGAAGAAACTCAAGGAAAGAGATGAAGAAGTTCCTTGAAGTAGCTAGAAAGAGGCAGGCGATAGAGAAGCCTTCCTCTTGGTTGTTTAAGTACAGGACTACCGCGAAGCGGTCGGCAAGCGAAGCGCGGCCGGTAGAAAGAGAAGGAGGAAAGAGAGAGATGAGACCAGAGTGCACCTTTGAAGGTTGCAAGAGAGAACAGGTAGGCCAGAAGCTCTGCGATGGTCACTACAAGCAGAAGAGGAAGGGAAAGCCTCTGACAGCCTTGAAGCCTTACAAGAGAGTCCAGAGAGACGAGACAGGCAAAGTGTGTAGCACGTGCGACAAGCACAAGGCTTATGAGGAGTTCTACGCAGACAACAACGCACCTGACGGACGCGTGAACCAGTGCATCGACTGCCACAAGGAAGCTAGAGGCTGGCAGCCAAGAGAGCCAGCAGGACCGTGCACCTTTGAGGGGTGCGGCTTGAAGCGAGAGAGCCTAGGGCTTTGTGAGGGTCACTACTCACAGATGCGCAGAGGGATTGACCTAAAGCCTCTGAGAGAGAAGTACGCAAGGGTAGAGAGGACTGAGACAGGAAAGGTCTGCCGGTCCTGCAAGGAACACAAGAAGTACGAGGAGTTCCACAAGCATGCAAGGGCTACCGACGGAAGACAGAGCAGTTGCATTGCTTGCCAGAAGGTTAGAGACGCAAGAAGGGAAAAGGTGGCAGCGTGAACTACGACGAACTAGAGAAGGCACACAAGGAAGCCTCAGCAGCACATAGGAAGCATGAGCTTTGGCAAAAGCGCATGCAAGACCATGAAGAAGGAAACGTTGAATGCAATCACCCTGGACCTGTTACTAAGTCAGGCAAGAGAGACAAGAGGCATCGTTGCGGAGCCTGCATTGAGGATTATTACGAGGCTCAGAAGAAGAGTAACTATCTGTACTTTGACTATGGTCAGCCATGGGAACTCTTTGAACGAATCGACATGCCGCTAACAGATGGCTAGCGCCACCTGAAAAGATTGACCCCGCTCGTTCCTCGCAAGGTCAATCTTTTGCGGAATATTTTTCAAGGCCAGAAAAGGCCCGGCACCACAGAAGGAACTAACACATCGGCCCTACTAGAAGGGACCAACTAAGGAGATAGAAAACAGATGAGTAAGAGCGTAACAACAGAGAGAGCAATGAAGGGAGTATTCTTCTTCATCCTGACAGTGGCAATGCTTCTATCAGCATGGAGTCTCACCACTCTTGGAATCAGCTACGGGATGCCAAAGGCATTCGCAGTGCTAATCAGTGCAGCTATTGACGGTGCTGGAATCATGGCAGGCTATCGAGCCAGCACCTACGCAAGAAGCCCTTACAGCGGCCTAGGACCAAAGGCAATAACGTTCGGCCTCGTAGGGGTCAGTGCATGGCTTAACGCCAATCACGCAATGATGCTGGGATACGGCATCCCTGGGGCAATCCTCTTTGCTGCCCCTGCTGTGATTGTGGGTGTCCTTCTTGATATGGAACTCAAGTGGACCGGCAAGGAGGAGCTAGTCAAGAACGGGCACGTCCTAGAGCGTCTGCCTATCTTCGGTCGTCTTGCTTGGGTTCTCTTCCCTGGTGACACATTCAAGGGATTGAAGACTGTCGTCAAGAGTCGCCTAGACAGTGCTGTGAACGGCTTTGAGGCACGACAGGAAGCCACGACAGGCACGACAGGCACGACACAGGCCATTGCGGTAAAGGACGACACAGACGACAGCCGCAGCGACATGAAGGCAATTGACCTGGTGGCAGAAGTCATTGAGGCAAAGCGACACGACAAGTCAGAGGACGACACGACAGCAACTGTCGCAGCGACACGACATGAGGCACGACAGCACGACAACGACACGACAAAGGCTGTCGCACACGACACGACACCTAATGCGACAGACGACAAGCGACACGACACGACAAGCGACAGAGACGACACGACAGAGCTAGACGACATTCTCTCTGAGCTACCAGAAAAGGCCCGGCTGTCAGAGCTGGTCACTGTCGCCCTTGATAACGGACACAACGACAGAGACACCTTGCAGAAGGCAGCAGAGCGACACCTAGGCATTGAGGTAAAGAGAAGCACTCTCAACACCTGCATTCAGCGCTACAACAAGAAGAACGCTCAGGTGGGGATGTACCTATGAGCGTAGAGATTGTGGGAATGATTGCGGCTGTCGCTTGGATGCATGGCAGGTTCGCACCCTGGACTCAGGAGATTGTCGAGAAGCGAAAGGCCAGAGCCTTTGAGAAGCGAGTCGAGAAGGCACGTCAGAAGTGGTACGGAGACAGGTTCGGCAAGGAGTCTGCTCACTGAGACATGGGGCTTGGGATTTAATTCCTAGGCCCCATTCTTATTAAATTGAATAGACTCGCCGGCTGAGCCCTATTGGATTTGCTTAATAACGCCACCAGAATTAACCTTGAGGAGTAAGGACGTTAGTTCTTGCTCATCTCTGTCGGGCTTCACCTCCTGACAATCCTAGATAGAACCCCATCATCTGAGCTTTAGTTGCGCTAGAGCTTCCTCAAAACAGGTGGTGGGGTTCTTCTTTATCGAGCCATCGACGTGACTCGATAGCTAGTTGAGATGAATAAAAAAGCCCGGCAACGAAAGGAGGAAACATGAACACTCATGAATACATAAGAACCAAAGAGGTATTGAAAGTATTGGACAAGGTAACCAACGCTCAGGAGAGAGCCAAGAAGACTCCCATCCCAAGAGAAGAGTTCCTAAGACTGCTCAAGGAGCTACATGCATCCCTTGAAGAGATGTTCTGGGCAGGAGACTTCAGAGAGGACGGCAGCCAATGAGCATAGGAATCAAGTGGGAA